GCCAGATTTTTACAAAGCATACATTGTGAGCAGAAAAATCGAGGGTTTGAGTAAAAAGACACTTGAACTGTACAACCTGTATCTTGATGATTTTTTCTTTACCGTAAATAAAAATGTAAAAGATATTACTGCAAATGACATTCGTGTATATTTGTACACAACACAAGAAAACAGAAACATCAGCAATCGTACACTGGACAGCCGTAGAACCGCAATTCACGCATTCTTTGAGTGGGCGGCAAATGAGGGATATGTCAATAAAAATCCTTGTCGCTCGATCAAGAACATCAAGTATGAACGAATTCAGAAGAAACCATTATCAGAGATGGAACTGGAAAGAATACGATTGACTTGCCAGACTGTAAGAGAAAAAGCTATGATAGAGTTTTTGTACAGTACTGGTGCGAGAGTAACCGAAGCGTGTATAGTAAAGAAGTCGGATGTGGATTTTTACAAAGGAGAAGTTATGGTACTAGGAAAAGGGAATAAACATAGGAAAGTATATTTGAACGCCCGTAGCAAACTTCTTTTGAAACAGTATCTTGATTCCAGAGATGATGAGTCTGAATACATATTTGTGAGTGACCGCAAACCGCATCAGGCATTGAAGAAAGAAGCCATTGAAAAAATTGTCCGTGAAATCGGAAGAAAATCAGGATTGGACAGACCTTTAACACCACATTTGTTCCGTCACACACTTGCCA